TGGAAAAGCTGTAGCAGCTAATGCACCAAGGGTTGCAAATTCTGCTTTTTTAACATAAACACTTCTAATGTAGTTACGTCTAATAACATCTGATTCTTTATGTGAAGGATGACCTACTTCCCAAATATCAGCAAGCTGAGTTTGAGTAGAATTGGGAGTTCCTTGAATCAATTTAATAGCTTGTACTTCAGTACTGTCATCACCAGCTGCTAAGTATTGTCCCAATGGACGAACTGTAGAATTGGGATCATAACTAAGTACACCAATTTGGCCAGAGCTTAAGCCATTAAGTGCAGTACCTGCACCAGCGAAATTACCTGTAGGAAGAGCTTGGTCACCAGTGGCAACAAAGATTCTTTCCATAGGAAGTTTGTTTGTTTTTCTCATACTTTATTAAGTATTTGTTTTTCTTGTAATTGAAATTTATTTACATCCTCAAGAGTAGCTGCAATATATTGTACAGTCATATCTATAAGAATATCATGATTCGATAAGTTTGAAGTTACTTTAGGACTTGAGCTTCTATAAGCAAAAGCATCTCCATGTATAAATTCTAATGAATCATATCCACCAGAAAACACTTTAATTGGATCAGCTAAATATTCAAGATAACAATTTTGTACAGTATATCCTTTAGTATATAATCTTAAAGAATCTGCTTTTATGCTTCCCAAACATCTATTCCAAAGTAATGATGGTTGAGTATTATGATCAACCAATTTAACATCTAGATCATTTAATCTAGTGATTGTGACAGGAATTATTTTATCTGGGCACTCAGTAGGTATAATATAAGCTCTTAAAAAATGTCTATACTTGGGTTCAAGTGTAGACAAATCTAAAGAAAACTGTTCTGGATTTATAGTTGTTACAGTATAAGCTGTTTCAGGTACAATTAACGATTGAAGTAAATCAATCCTTTGTTGCGTAACCTCAAAACCAAATTTATATTGCTTGCTATTATTTCCAGAATAAAAGATTTCTACGTAATCTTCAGAAGCTTTATTAATAGCATCATCTAAATACGCTGCAGGAAATCCCTTTTTATGATTACTGTTAAGTTTATTCCATCTAAAATTGATTTCCTGATGAATTCTTTCTATAGTCATTCTACCCAGGCATTTTTGGATTTAACCTCTTTAAATAATTCGTTGTACCAATTGGTAGGTGCATCTTCAAGTGTTGGATCAAATATCAACATTTCAGAAACTAAGAAAGAAATAAATTTCTCATAGTCTGTCCATTTGTAAATATTTCTTTCAGAACTTCTAGAATTCCAAACTAAGTAACCATCTCGATTATCTAAGATATGAGTATTCAATCCTTGTTGAACTAAATACATAATCTCGAATCTTTGTTTACCCTCTGGAGTTTCCAGCAAGTCTATTACTTTCTGAAATTTACCAATGTTATCCATTTGATATGTTCTATCGTGTAGATAGTTATTTACTGCTTGTTTTACACCATCTCTTGGCATAACTCCTTTAACAATCGGAGTGTTTTGATGAGTATGCAACAGACTAGCCACTTTATAATTCATAAACTCTGAAGCTTTAGTTTGGAGATGTTGCTTAGATGCAATTGCTGCATCAACAATATCTTGCTTGCGCATTTTTTCCATTTCAGCTTCATTCTCTTCAGAAATATAAAACAGATGTTCTACTGGATTAGCTTCTAATTTATTGGCTGCAATTCTATTATGATTCTTAATTAACTGCATAGCCATTCTTTGCCTTGGAGTATCATCAACAAACCTGTTAGGTCTGTCAAATAATTCTACAGCAAATTTTTCAATAAATGTAGATGTTGCAACCCTATTTATTAATTGAGAAGGTTGAAAGCTTAACATTGTACCATTTTTTACAGCAGATGTGTAATAGTCTGGTTCAACATTATCTTGAATCTCAAACCAAATTTGTCTTGAAATTTGCTTCTGGCTTACAATTTTACTTAGAAACTCTTGCCATTGTGGTGAAAGAGAATATGTAGATAAAACATCAGCTTCAGTCATTCCATATACAGGATTTGGAATTAATTCATCCAATCCAGTAACATATTTATTTTGGTATGTATCAAGAGGAAACTTTAGAGTTACTGAAGTTCCAACCTCTCTAGTTTTATTCATTGATTTTCCTGGAGTCATTTCACCTGTCTTAGGATTAATGACATTAAAGGATTGTTTATCTCTACCCTGACTAGCAGATCTAAGTACAGGACTGACAAACATAATTGTGTGATTTTTCATATCGTTTAAATTTTCTATATTTCTTTAAGAAAAGAGGAGTAAAAAACATTTCTGTCCTTTACTCCTCTATTTTATTTAGGCATTCAGATTCAATCTGATTTGACCAACACGGGATACATCCCATACATTAAGTGATCCTGCAAGTGTACGATAGATACCAAGTTCTTTCGAGTTAGTATGCGTATTAGCACCAGCAACTTCAGCTCCAGTTTCAAAGTTGTAAACACCGCAAACAGTGTAATATTCTTCAACACCATCTTGCATTACCATACACATGTTCTGAGAATCCATACCTTGTGGAGTTTGATTGGTTGTACCCAAATCAAAGATATCCATAGTGAAAGACTCAATTGTGTAGTTAGTACCAGGTGCTAACTCAGGGAAACGACTTCTGTCATCTTTAGAAGGATCATGCACGATGCTTACTTCTAAGCCGTTCATCATCTTAATCTTCGTAAATTGAGCACCGTATTCCAATTCGTTAGTGTGGTAACCTTCTGGAGTAGTATTTGGTTTTGCAAACAAAGTATCTACTGTAACAATAGAACTATATTCTTCAAAGATCTTACGACTTAAGAATTGAATACCGGCTTCACCAGATGCGATTTTAATTTTACGATCAGAAAAGTCTTTTCTAGTCAAGAAAATATTCTGAAAGAAGTTAAAGATATCACCCAAAGACAATGAACCATTGTGCTCAAGATAGTGACCATCTTTTACCAGTTGTCTCCAACCAGCAGGAATTTTAATTGGACGACCAGATTTAAGATCTGTAGTCTTTTGCAATTGACCAGACTCCATAGCCATCTCCCTGTCCCAAGTTACTCTTTCTTCAAGACGAGCTTCGATAGAAGTAATAAAGGTACCTTTAGAAATTGCTTTACCTTCTTTAGTTTGAAGGTTGGTTTGATAAACATAACCAGAGCTTACTGCAGCACCTTTTTGTTTAGCTCCACCTACAGTGTAACCATCATTTGGAATTGCAGCACCTTTTTTGCGATTTGCGATTTCAGTACGGATAAACTTATCAGTGAATTCTGCTTTACGTGCATACTGGGTAGTCCAGTTAAACAGTTTAAACATTTCACCGTATTCATCTGGGCCGTAATCATTGTTCAACTCATCAGCTACAAAAGTAGTATTCTGAGTGCAAGTCATCCCCGGTTGGAGATATTTTGTTGGAATCCAAGCATTCATATCACCAGTCTGCAATTCAACAACATATTCAGTAGAGTTTACTGAGCGTTGAACACCTTGACCTACAATACGAAGCAAAGGAAGGTCGGCACCTGCAAGTTTAATGTAAACTGGCTCATGCAACCAATCTCTATCAAGTGCAATTTTAAACTGGATACCTGCCTTACCAGGATTGGTATCCGTTGTAATAAATTCTGTGAATCTAAATTCACTTGCAGTACTGCCCATCAAATACCAAGTATATTCATCAACTCCACCAGGAAGCATGTGTACTTGTTTTTGTGCTACAGTATAATACGTGAATTTTTTGTTGATCATGTCTTCGCCAATTTTAGACGAAAACAGTTGAGCACCTTTTACCCCGAACTCATAGGGTTTGTAACTTCTGAATAAGTTTGCGTGGGTGAAGCTATCGAAATAACTACCGCCCCATGCAGTACGTTCATGTGTTACTAGAGCGGAACGTCTTTCCATACTAGTTTTAAATATTGTTTGTTTAAACGATTAATTTACTTTCTTTTAATAACTGTTCTGTACTTTCATCTTTTGGTACAGAACTTGAAGAAGCCACTCTAGTTCCAGAAGAACTGAAGTTTGAACTTTCCAGCTTTTCCTTTAAAGAGCTTGTAGCTCTTGCTTCACCTTGTTTCCTAAAGGATTCGAGATTAAATTCTTTACCGTCAAATTTAGACAGAAAGTCTATCATTTGAATATATGCTTTCGGATTTTTTATTACTTCTCCGATAATACTGTTAGTTTTTGGAATAGTCTGTAAAACCTTTTCTTGTTGTGGTTTACTCCAATTAGATTCTGCAAGAACTGTTGTTACAGATTGATAAAATTGATTCTGACTTTCTTGGATTTGTTTGTTTTCTGCGTCTTTCCCAGCAATTAAACTATCTGTCTTACGTTCTTTAGAACTTAAAACCTTAGTAGCTTCAGAAATCAATTCGTCAGAATCTTCTAATTCATCTAATTGAGATTGAACACTAAGTCTAATAACTGAATCCTTCAATCCTGATTTCTCTAATTCACTAGTTAAATGTGCTTCTAAAAAGCTTCTAGCTGAATCCAATGTATCAATACTAGGTAATACTTGTTCATTTAAATGCTCACGCATAAAATTATCAAGTTCTTCTTTTTGCAAATTTTGTCCTGCAACAGCAATAAATTTTAATACTTGTTGTGAGTGAGCAGGGAGTTCATCAATTGCTTTATTTAATAATTTCTTAGGCAGTTCATCTAATTGCTGTTCTACATAACTAAAACTTCCATCAAACGTATCATCTGATTGAAGCACTCCTTTTTCTACTAAAGATTCGTAGAATGCAACAGCAACTGGATCTGATACACTATCTGATTCCACGGATTGCTCTTCAACATGTTCTGCTTCTAACTCTACTTCAAATTCAGAATCATCTTGAACAACCTCTTGTTCAACATCTTCATTTAACTCAATAGAGTTGAGATCCTCTACAGACAATATTACTTCTGCAGGGCTAACGTCTTCAAACGTTGGTAAATTATTTTCCATTATATCTTTTGTTTTAGAATACAAAAATAGTGAGCATATTTACGTATCTTATTGATAACATAAATGATACTCACTATTGGTGCCGTACATTACATAATAAGAAGCAAGGCTATTTAGAAGGTCGTTTATTAGCAACCTTATTCTTAATCTTTAACTCCTCTTCCTTAATCATTAAATCATCCTTTTGCTTTTTAATCTCTAAGTCTAATTTCTTAGACTTTAGATCATGCTCCATGAGCTCTATAACATCTGGAGTTCCATCATCATCTACATCAGTATCTTTACTGAATCCTAAAGCAGATATGGTAGCCTGTTCTATTACAGTAATTCTTCTTTCTTGTTCTTTAAGAACAATAAGTTCTTTTTCCTGTTCAAACTTCTTATCATCTGCAATTTGTTGCATTTGTTGAGCAGCTTGTTGTTGTTGACCAGCTTGATCTTGAAGTTGCATTTGTCTAGTATGCATTTTCTCTTCTTCAATCATAATACGTTTGTGAATTTCTTCAGGAGAAGCTTTACTTACAATATCCTTAATAATCTGACTAACAGCAGTAATACCCTGACCTTGATTTTGTGCAAAGGCTTGAGCATTCTGTAACATTAATTCAGAGTATCTTTCAAAACTAGAACTCGAAGTTAAGAATAAGCCAATATCAGTATGAGCTAATGAATCAGGAGTTACTTTAAGTATCTGTTCAATATTTCCAGGTAACCAATACTGGAAACTTAATTCTGACAAATTTCTAACTCTCATTTGAGTCTCACAATATGTTCTAAAGTTAGTCAACCAATCATTTAAAGCAGCCTTCCAAATATTAGAGTGAACAAAGAAGTATGGTTCAGTGATAGCGTAACTCTGTTGTAAACTTTGCTGATTATCAGAAACATTGGAACCCTGTTGAAACGAAGCTAATCTCTGTGGAGATATACCCATTGCCATTGCAATTTCTTGTTTAATCAACTCAGATAAATTATGAAGATTCATTAATTCAACTGCAGTACCTATTAAATATCCACTAGATCCAGGAGATCTGGTTGAAGGTGGAAATGCACCATTAGAATTTTGAGAACCTGAATAAATATCCTTATTGGTTTTTTTAAGAACCGCTAAATAACTAGCTACTTTATCTTTGATATTATTACCTAAATGATCTTTACCTAAATCATCAGGAATTTGATCTACATCAATACTCTGAATAGCACCTTGGTATTTAGCTAACTCTCTATTCATTACATGCTTAACCCATAAGAATTGTAGATATGGAGCAATTGCTCTTTGTACTAAACTAACAGATTTAGAGTTTCTAGCATTAATAACTGCACCTTTAGTCGAAAGCTCAAATGCTTCAAACGGTCTTTCAATATTTGTATACTGATATGGCACTTCTCTAATTACAGGATACACATTAGTTCCCAATCTAATAATTTCATATTTTCTTGGAAGCCAAATTCTTTCAGCCTGAAATTCAATACCATAATCTAACCAAGTATATCTTTCAGTTTCTTGATCATACCTATTAATAAACTTCTCTTTTTTAGCAGATTTAGGAATCTCAAAAGTAGAATCTAAAATAGTAGTAATGTTCTCTCCATATTCATCTTTATAGTTTAAAAAGATTAACTCTTTAAAAGCTTTAAATTCAAAGTGAGTTTCCCAAATTAGAGTTCTATTATTAGTTAAATAGGTCGATGTCTGATTTAAACCAATTGTCTTATCTACATTAGGCTTTGTTTGATTAATAAGTAAATCCTGCCTAGTATGATCAAATACAATTTCGTTAGTAATACCTAAAGCGTGTCTTTTGTCCAATCCTCTGCCAAAAGTAACTTGTAGTTTTTCAATATCATCATCCGATAATTCATAAGCTTCAATAGCATCTACCATAGCAACTGGCTTTTGGTAAGCTATCCATGCAGACTTATGTACATATTTTTCATTAGGACTTTTGTGCCAAATCATATACAGTGGATTACGTATTTCCAGTATAGGTTTTCCGTGTTTCCATCCTACATAAACAAACATTCTATCTGCAATAGCAATATCAGACATTGTATCTACCCTCTTATCCAATACATCTTGATCATAGTTGCAATACTCAAGAGCTTTATTGTAGAATATCTCTACTTCTGATAACCAATTCTTCTGTGCAAGATCTTCAGGTTCTAATTGAGTTCTAAGTTGTTGAGTAAACTCTTCAACCTGTTTTTCATCCATTCCCTGCATCTGCATTTCCATTTTCTGCAAATCAATAGCCAATCTTTCATCAACCGATTGTTTGATAGCCTCAAACATTTTTTGGTTCTTAGCTTTAATAGCATTAGCTGAAAGCAACATTAAATGCAATTGATCTTTTCTTTGAACTACCTCACCCTTTAAAATATTTACAGAATTATGTAATTCTGGATAGGGTTGTATTTCCTCAT